GTGGATAGTAGAAAGTTTCCACAACCAATGTTTCATTATAAAGTTAGTTGACCTTTGTTGAGAAAAGGATTACAATACAAGAGTAAAAACTCTTAACTTAAATATATGATACTTCTTGACCTTTCTCAGGTAATGATTTCTAACATTATGGCACAGGTTGGACCGCACACAGACGCGATCCAACCCGATCTTGTTAGACATATGGTGATTAACACAATCCGCTCTCTTAAAACAAAGTATAGCTCTCAATACGGTGAGCTAGTAATTGCATGTGATGACAGACGGTACTGGCGTAGAGATTATTTCCCTGCGTATAAAGGTAACCGTAAGGCTGATCGTGAAAAGACAAACATCGACTGGCATACACTGTTTGAGACACTTAACATCGTTAAGCAAGAACTTAAAGATAATTTCCCCTATCGTGTTATACAGATAGAGGGAGCGGAGGCAGACGACGTCATTGGTGCTCTGTGTTTCGAATTTGGGTCAGATCTAAATAATGGAGACGGTATCCTTATTCTAAGTGGCGATAAGGATTTTGTTCAACTCCAGCGATTTGGTAACGTCACACAATACGATCCGGTTAGAAAGAAGGAAATTGTTTCTACCGATCCTGAGAAGTTTATCAAACACCTGGTACTAAGCGGTGATAGAGGCGATGGTATACCAAACGTTCTTTCACCAGACAATTGTATTATTGAGGGCCAACGCCAAAAGCCTCTCAGAGAGACCAAAATTGAAGAACTGCTTAAAGCAGACTGGGATAGTTTACCAGAAGAGATCAAGCGTAACTGGAACCGTAACCATATGCTAATTGATCTTCGTAATATTCCTCAATCAATCCGTAACAATGTTGTTACTGAGTATCACACTCAGGCAAACAAACCTCGTGATAAAATCTTTAACTACTTTATTCAACACAAAATGAAAATGCTCATGGAGCATATCGGTGAATTCTAATGAAATACAGCTTATCTGAAATTCTTGACGCTTGTTCAAAGCTCGGCTCAACAAAAGAGAAAGTAGCCTTTCTCCAGCATTACGATACCTTAACTCTCCGTTTGGTATTGCAGTACGCATTAGACTATCGCGTAGAGTGGCTCCTACCTCACGGTACACCTCCTTACAAACCATGTGAGTACTTGGACCAACATGCAAGATTGTTTCAAGAGACAAGAAAACTCAATCTATTTGTCAAGGGTGGTGACCATCCTGATATGCACACAATCAAACGCGAACAACTTTTTATTCAATTTCTTGAAGGACTCGATCCGCAAGATGCTGCAATGATGTGCAGTATCAAGGACAAGAAGGTTCCATTTAACGGTATCAATGCGAGTCTTGTAAACGCAGCCTTTCCAGGTCTTATCGAAACGAGGAGTAAGAAACAAAGTGACCAAGCAGAAGCGTAAATCATCTATCTCGCTGTATGAGCGTGAGGACGAGAATAGACGTAATTATAGATATCAACGGAATCAACAAGACCGTAAGATGATGAAACAATTAGACAACACTTTGCGTTCAAAGAACTTAAATAGGTTGATGACCAAATCGGATGATTATTAAGGAGATGAGATGACATTATTTCAGAAAGTAAGTAACTGGCTTTTCGGTACACCACCGATTCCAACAAGCACAATCACAAAGGCACCGGAAGTAGCACCCGCGCCTATACCTGAGCCTGTAGCTCCTCCAGCCCCAGCTCCTGTAGCACCTGCCTCTGCACCGGAGCAAGCTGTTACTGTATCTGCTACTGAGGCGCCGCCAAAGGAAGAAAATACTTTGACGTTGAATGTGCCTTCTGAATGGCCATTTACAAATACTGTTAAAGTAGACTCAGCACCGACGGCTCCAGCAGCAATGACTGCTACCAAGAAGCCTCGTAAGCCTCGTTCCAAGAAAAAGTAATGCCAACATATACTTTTCGTAACAACACCACCGGTGAGGTTTTCGATAAGTTCATGTCGATCTCAGCAAGAAGCGAATATCTTGCTGAGAATCCTGACATTGAATCTCTCGTATCCGGCGCACCAATAATTGGTACCAATTCTGGTAGCATGAAACCTGATCAAGGATTCAGGGATGTCTTAAAAGAGATAAGGAGTAAGCACGATAAGCGATTCACGCGTTCGACTATCAACACGTTCTAATAAGGAGAATTACATTGAACGTTAAACTTGCATACGCTAATGATGACATTGATTTTGTTCCACAAAAAAAAGAACGAAAACGTAAAATACCCAATACAAAGGAACTTCTAGACGTACGTCATATAACGCCCATGACGTGGGCACAGCAAAATATGATAGAAGCATATGCTCGAGGAGCTAATGTTGTTGCTGTAGGGTCAGCGGGTACTGGTAAGAGTTTTATTGCATCGTATCTTGCATTAAACCAATTGCTCAATAAGCAAGTAGAAAAGATAGTAGTCGTGCGAAGTGCCGTGCCTACTAGAGACATGGGACATTTGCCTGGAACATTACAGGAAAAGTCCGAAGTCTACACCATTCCATACAAACAGATCTTCAACGATCTTTGTGAGAATGGTACTGCGTGGGATATCCTCACAAAGAAAAATATGGTCGAGTTTAT